TCAAAAAATTAGCAAAATCTCAGCCTCTCGCCTTAGTACCAACCCAGGCAGCACTTTGCCGCCGCCGTAAATCCACCTGCGCAACTCCAGCGCCGTACCCGCCCAATCCCGCTGATTGACACGCCGTCGAAGCGTAGACGCCTGCAACCGGCCAGCACCAAGGTTGAATGTGAAATCAACAATTGCCGCAAGCCGCCCCTCTGGCTCATTGGCCAGTACCGGGCAGTAGCGCAATGTGGCCCTCAGCGCGTCAGCCATGTCAGCAGCAAGATAAGCCTCGCCCTCTTCCATAGTGATCGGCGGGTGCTTGGCATCGCAAAGATGGCCGTACCCGATGGTCCAAAACCCTGCCGGACAGACATACGGATAAGCGCGGTCAGGGTCTGACTTGGGCACCCGGCAGAACCCTTCGAACCGCTTGGCCAAATCGATCGCCGCCTTGGGCACTTCGATCATGGCCGTACCTTGTCAAACACGCGGCCCAAAAACCAGAAGTTCAGCACACCGGCCCAAAGAGCCTGGTCAGCTTCAGTCCATGCGTGCAGAACTGCTGTGCCCCAATCAGCACCTGCAGAAAGTGCCGCCGCGAATGCCGCAGTCTTTGCCGCACAGTACAGCGCCATGAACCAGTAAGTGATCACCGGGCGCACCGTGCTGGAGAGCGCATCTGCCCACGCCACCCCGGTTTTTTCGCCCTGGGCACGCACGGCATCGCGCAGGGTTTCTATTGCGCCGGTGTTCCATGCGCCGTCAGCAGCCGCGCCGATCTCGGACATGCGCTGGGCACCGCGCAGTTTTTCAAACTCGAGCGCCTTGTCCTGCATGGCCAATTCATGTCCACGCTCGCCTTGACGGTCGAACCATTTCAGGACCTCAGGAGCCAGGCGAAACGCGCCGCCCAGCAAGCCACCCAACAGTGTCTCGATCATTGGGGACCTCCCATCAGCCGTAACTTGATGGCGATGCCGACCAGCAGTGCAGCCAACACGCCGGTGGTCAACACCTTGACAGTGGTTTGCCAGGCCGTTCGGCGCGCTTCCCGCCACGCATCGATGAGACCCCGCAGGTCGCGGATGTCAGCGGCGGCGTGGCCGTTTTCAAGGCCAAGGCAAGCCAACGCACGCTCGGCCCCTCGCTCGGCTGCCCGGGTGAGCAACTCATCAAGGTCCTCAGGGCGCAGGTTCAGGATGTCAGCGCTGTGGTTGCTGGTGGATTCTTCTGTCATGGGCATCTCCAAAAAGAAAAAGCCCGCACTGGCACACACAAAAGGTGAACCAGGCGGGCAATTGATGAAACGGTTTGTTGTGTGGCTTAGGCTGTTTGCTGCGCTGCAATGATCGGAATCACGCGCCTTACTGGCGGCGACTCCACAGTACTTTTGGCCAGGCCAAAGATGTCCTTGCGCTCCGGCGGCAGATCGCCGTCGATAAAGACAGGCATGCAACCCGTCAGAAACTCAATGGCCACCGCAAAGAACACCAAGTTGTCCGAATAGGCGGCGTCGCACCCAGCTTCCCAAAGCGGACCTTCTAAAAACATGCACGAGCCCTTGCACATTTGCAGTACTGGGCAAGATGAGCAGCCTTGGCGCTGGCTCCAGTGCGTGGCGCTTTTCATGCGCACAGCGGACAGGTCTGACAACTGGCCAATCAGATGACTCTGTCCATTGGGAGCCAAGGCAGCAGCGCTCACGTTCTGGCAGGTCACGACATTGCCCTTGAGATCCACAGCCAGGTTGTGGCTGCGGTCCATGCCGCACTTTTGCCCAAGCGCAGAGGCTGGGCGCTGGTAGCGAATGGAATCGATGAAGTCTTGAATCTTCTGGTTGGTGAGGTCAAAGCGACTGGTAAGGCCAGTGCGGACTTCACCAAACCCTTGCCTGCGAAACTGTGCGTGCTCAGCGGTGGTCTTGAAGGTGGCGGCCAGGCCGCCTTCATCGTAGGGGTCGATGAATGCGCCTTCACCAATCTGAACATCGGCCCCGAAGCGTTCTTGCAGCCAAAGCTGCACCGCTGCCCTGCTCGGATTTTGGCTGCTGATCATCGCGTTGATGCTGATGCGGCCCTGCGGTTGGAGGCGCGCGTACAAATCCATGATGGCGGCGCGCTGCTGCGGGTCGTCTAGCGGGTCTGCCCCGCGTGCGTGGTAGCCAGGTCCATCGTGGGAGAGCCCGACGACGAAGCCCATTCGGTCCAGCCACTCGTTGGTCTCAAGACTGAGCAATGAGCCGTTGGTGATGATCAGGAACTCAGCATCCGGGTACAGCACTCGCAGGCGCTCAGCCAAAGGCTTCAAGGTCTTGATGTACACCAGTGGTTCACCGCCCCAAAATTCAATGCGCTCGGGAGCCTGGCTCAGGCTGGTGGTCAACTGCTGCAGGAAGTCCTCCACATCCTCAGGATTCGTGCTTTCAGCGTGGGGCACAAAGCGCTGGCTGCAGTAGTTGCACTCGTAGTTGCAGGACAAACCTAGGCTGATTTTGAGAGTCTTGATCAGGCCTTTTCGGCCTGGCTGGGTAGTGCTCACGACCGTGGCATCCTGAAACGTTTTGGGATTGACTTCCAGTACCGGGGAGCCAAACCCATCCGCTCCCCAAGTCAGGCTGCTGGTCTGGTTGTCGTAATGCAACTCGCGCTCAGTGTTGTCCGGCGCAATGAGCTTGATCTTGAACTGGGCCATCAGAGCACCTCCATCTCAATGTGGATTTCAACGCTGGGACGCTCGCCCAGGTAAACATGCCCGAAATGAAGCAAGTGGCTCGGAAACACCAGCAGCAAATCCGGCTGAGGGTTGATCATGGACACGCGCTTTTCACCAGGCAGCGCCTTGCTGCCATAGGGGCCGATCGGGCTTTGCAAGACCAATGCGCCGTCGTACTCGCCGCGCTCAGGGTCGGGGTGGGTGTCACCATCAATCCAGTAGATGGCAGACAAATGGGCCGACTCCACATGGGGCGGTACGAAATCACCTTTGAACTGAACCACTTCCCTGCCGGTGATGGATGCGATGCCAATACCGAAAGCCTCGCTGGTCACGGCTTTGATTCGTGCGAACAGGTCTGCAAATGCAGGGTCCATGGATTCGAGTGACTCACGGGTCGAGCGGCTCCAAGGTTTTCTATCGGGGTTAAGTTCGCCATAGACCGCGAGCGTCTTTTCTTTGAGGACTTGACGCTCTTCGTCTGTCAATCCAAGTTGGGTGCGAAACACCGGAGTTGGGAAAAGCAGTTGCATCATGCAGCCACCACCGCAATCCGCGCATCCTCTGCGCCTGGAAAATACTTCCAGCCGAACTTCACCCGGATTTCATCTCCAGCAGACATGGCTGCCGCCGAGACGGGAACCGAAGCCAAACCATGAGACGCACGCACGCGTGCAAAAGGCACCAGTCCACTCACAGCTTCCAGGTAGACAACAGCCTCCCGGTCAAGCAGTTGACCAGCTACATCCTCGATGCGCAATTCGATCAAGGCACTGCCGCCTGCTGCAACACTGGCAGGCGCTTGCACATGAATGAACGGAAACGCCATGGTACGAACAGCGCCGCTGCTGGCCGCATCGCTCCAGACCAACGCGCAGTGCTCATCGACCTGAATGTTGGCATCCGTCGCCTGCGCGTTGAGGTTCACCGTGATGAACAACTCATCGTCACTGGCCGCTGCGAATGGCACGTTGATGCCCACCAGCAGATTTCTCTTGAGGCGTTGGGCGTAATCGACCGCTGTCTCGCGATTGGGGAGTGTCTCTGGGTACAGCGCAAAGACAGGAAGAAACGCCCCGGCATGAACAGCCACAAAGTAGGTCTGGTGATCGCACCAGTCGTAGCGCTTGCGCAGGTCACCAACGTTGACGACCACCGACTCAATCAACGTCAAGCCAGCGATACCCGTAGCCGCCTCCTCTATCGCAAGCGATGGCAGATACAGGGACACACTCAGGTCGCTCGTGACAGGGTCGAAACCGAGATGAACGGTTGGTTGAAACTGGGGATGAATTTTTGCGTTTCGCACTGCAATGATTTTCATGTTGTGGGTCCTTAGCAGCAGCAAGCACAGTCGCAATTGCAGTTCGTGTTTCGATAAATGCGTACCGTGTTATCTGTTGCGACTTGAACCAGTGCGCTGACAGCTAACGCACCTCCGATGCCGTCACCAACGTTTCCGCTGTACTGAAAATCTGCAACCGCAGTGGGGCGTCCACTCACGCCAGTCCAGGGCACAGTGCCTGCGCTACCCGCGTAGTTCACCGAGAAGTTAGACGGGTTGTAGACATAGAAATTGGTCCCGTCGTTACCACCCCAAACCCAGGTCGGCTGACCGGACTGCCCCGTCCAGTTGTACGTGCCAGCGCCCGCCGTTGAATTGAGTTTGGATGCGGTGGCCGCATTGCCGCTTACGCTGATAGGCCAGGTCCCTGATGCACCGGTGCCACCGGGCTGCGGAGGCGTGAAACCGAGTGCGGCAATCACCTGCGCATAGGTCGGCGCTGTCGCATTGATCACGCCCAATGCCGTTCGCGCTGTCGCTGCTGTACCGTCTGAGCCCAGCAAACCCGTAAGGTAGTCGTTTAAAGAATCAAGGGCAGTCTTGAACTGCCCTTGGGTTACGGTAGTGCCAGTAAAACTGGCCTTGGATGGAATAGCTGCCATGAATGCCTCCGGTTATTTCCACATGGGCGCGGAGTTCCCCTGGCCCGGCACATAGCCCGGCTCAAAGGTAACGATCACGCCGTCTGCGCGTTTGAGATAAATTTTTCCGTCCGCCACGTTGAGTACCAACTCACCCAGCGTGACTTGCGCAGCGGTGGGCACAGCGGCTGCCGTACTGCTGCGCTTGTGCAGGATGGTGTTGGGCATGGTTAGAACGAGCCTCCGTCAATCGTGGCGCTGGTGGACAAGGCGTCCGTGATACCAAAGCCAGACAGGGTTGTAGGTTTGCCACTGACGCTGGTCCATGCAGGCGTGACCGTGACAGCCGCACCAATGGCTGTGACTCTGCCTTTGGCATCAACGGTGAATGGCGTATGCGCCGTGGCTGAATTGTTGTATGTGCCCGCCGTCACGCCGCTGGCAGCCAGGGTGAGCGCCATCGATGTTGTTCCCGAACCAGTGACATCGCCTGAGACCGTGATGTTTTGGTTGGCTGTGATGTAGCCCGGGTTGGTGCCCGCAGTGACCCGTCCGGTGACATCCACCGTCATGCTGGAATAGGTTCCAGCCGTAACGCCCGAGGAGGTCATTGACAGCGTATTGCCGGACTTGGTCAGGCCTGTGCCCGCAGTGAGTTGTCCCAGACCGTTGAATTGCTGAAACGTCAACGCGGTAGTGCCTATGGTGATCGGGTTGTTGCTGGCAAGCACCCAACCTGAATCAGCGTAGGTAGTCCCTTCCTCAATAAAGGTGTACAGCCCGGAGGAGACCTCGCCTGCAGGAGAGTTGTCGGCGTCTGCAGTGCGTGTCCATGCGCCTGCGGCCACTAAATACAAACCGTTCTGGCTTGGAGTCGTCTGGTCTTTGACCAGCACTCTGTCACCTGCGATGAGCGCTACACCATCAATCGTCTGTGTTCCAGAGAGCGTGATGTTGGCTGTGGTGGCCGCGCGAACCGATGCTTTGAAGTCCAGTCCGGTGATGGCGTTGTCCACGTACTGCTTGGTTGCTGCGTGGAGTGCGTTGGTGGGGTCCGCCGCTAAAGTCAAAGCGCCAGTGAGCGTGCCACCGGTGAGCGCCAGTGCGTCGGTGATCCCGTAGCCAGACAGCGTAGTTGGCTTGCCGGTGACACTGGCCCAGGCGGGCGTCACTGTTACGGCTGTACCGATGGCGGTAATGCGGCCTTTTGCATCAACAGTGAATGGCGTCTGCGCCGTGACGCCGTTGTTGTAAGTCCCCGCCGTAACACCGCTGCTGGCCAGAGTCAGTGCAATCGCTGTTGTGCCTGAACCCGTTGCATCACCAGACACCGTGATGTTCTGGTTCGCAGTGAGGTAACCCGGATTTGAGCCGCCAGTCACGCGTCCCTTGGCGTCCACGGTGACGTTGGAATAGCTACCTGCGCCAACGCCACTGGCCGCCAGGGCCAGCACCACGCCACCCGACAGCGTGCCGGTGCCAGTTGCATCGCCACTGACTGCGAAGCTGTCAGCCTTCTTGGCAAAGACCCCCGAGCCAGCGGCGGCAGTGACAACACTGCCGGACTCGCCGATGAACAGCGTCTTGCTGACTTCGGACCAGGCCAGTTCCCCCACTGCCAGCGTGGGCGGCGTAGCGGTGGTGGCGGATCGTTTGATTTGAATGAGGTTGGGCATAAGGTTCTCCGTTGGAATTTAGAAATAGCCCGCGTCCAGGGCCAAGGTGCTGACATCAGGCAAAGGACCCGGCGGGCCGACCGCACCTTGGTCGCCCTTTGGACCTTGAGGTCCGGGAACGGTGAGCGTGACTTCGACCGAGGTGCTGTCCCATTGCGGCTGCAGGGTGAGGCTGACTTCTGTGGTGGCTGCAATCGTTGTGGTCATGGATCGGCCTCCATTTACTGGCTCACATCGGGCACGACCGGCACGATGAATGTTTCGGTCGATCGGACCGTTCCGCCGCCATGCACTTCGACATCGCAGTACAGATTGGCGGGTGCCGGGAAGGTGGCAGACTGCGCCGGATCGACCAGCGAAAGGTAAAAGCGGCCAGGGTTCACGGTCTGGTCGGGATCGATCGCCGCCGACAGATTGGCAACCAAACCTCCAACGCTGGTGCGCAGTTGGGATCGAATGGTTTGGTTGGTCAACTGGCTCGCCACACCGTTGATGCGGTAAACGCCAGACAAAGCGAAGGTATCGCCCCGCTTAAATGGAGGAGTTGTTTGGGGGAGCGTTGTTTGTGAAGTCATCTCAATATCCTTGAACGTAGGCGTCCACCGTCCCAGCGGTAGCAGCGCCGCTGGCGTTGAAACACTGGATAAGGGGACCCGAAATTGATTTATCGACCACGCGGGCCGTGGTGGCAGAGCCACCGTCAGAATGCAAAGTGAGACTCACGATCACCACGTTTCGCCAGCCGGTGCCAATCGACAAACGCGAACCGCCCGTTGCAATCTGTACATCCGGCAGGCGAATCGTTTTATCCGGCACATCGATTTGCGCCACCACCGAGCCAATCAAGCCCTGCAAATTGCTCTGATCTACATCGATGCGGAACTGGTAGGTCGTTCCTGCGTCAGCCCAAGCCCGACCCGGGAATGGCACATAGGCCACGTCCGAGGACTTCTTCCATGTGATCTTCCAGGCATATCCACTGACGGTGGCAGCGATCGTGAGGCTTCCACTCTCGGTGAATGTGACGCTACCGGTCCAGAAAATGGCCTGGTACTGAGGAACCAGAAACACGGCTGTGGTGTTGGTCCACAACTGCGCCGTGTCGTTGCTCCACATGCGCGATGAGTCGGGTGCCACCACCGGCGTCGTGTTGAGCGTGTAGCTTGCAAACACGTTCTCCACCGGCGCATCACCTAAGTTGCACGCAATGGCAGTGACGGTCAGACTCTCATTGCCGGTGGTGTCGACCGCCTTGATCAGAATCTGACCGGCTCCATAGGGAATCGTGACCAGATCCCAGGGCGAGACTGCCAGCAGGCCGGTGTGCAATTCCAGCGCGTCAGACCAGGAGCGACTGCCACCCGGCTGCCAGCGCACGCGGTAACCGGCAAGATCGATGTCGGTAACTGGCCCCCAGGTTAGGCGCTCGCCGTCCAGGCGCAGCCACGGGACATCGGACGGTGGTGCAGTTTTACCCACCACCTGAACAGTCCCCTGGCTCCATGCTCCGCGTACGCCGATCGAGTTGATTGCACGAATGCGCACGTTGTAGCTGGCTCCGTCTTGCACAGGTGACACCCAAGCCACACCCAGTTCGGCAGCAACAACGTCCACAGGCGACCATCCCAGGTCGGTCGTAGCTTGGGTCTGAACTTCGACCTGCCCCTTCTGTGCGTAGGCCTCGGTAGGTGCCGTCCAGCCCACGCGGATGCGGGAAATGACAGAGCCATCAGCCAGTCGCAGTAATTCAGATGTGCCGGAGGCCAGGGTGAGACCCAACACGGCAGGCACGCTGAACGGGTCTGGCAAATTGGACTGAGCGATGACGGCGGCAGGAGACAGAACTGCTTGCGTGTAAACACTGGCGCTGTATTCACGGGCCACCACATAGACCTCGTCGTTGTCCTTAATCTCGATCTGCATGATCCGAAACAGCTTGGCGCTCCAGCCCGGCGTTGAATGCGTGATCGGCACTACGTCCCCAACCTCGCAGCGCAAGCCTTCCTGAAAAGCGGAGAACTTCACCACCAAGCCGTAGCGGCTTTGGTTTAGGGTCAACTGACCGATGTTTTGCGCACGGTAGCTATTGGCCGTGAACGGCAGATCAATCTTGGCCTCCAGAATGAGGCCGTTATCGGTAGCACGCAAAGCTGTGGACTCGACCATCGCCAGATCAGGCTGCCACTTTTTGGCTGGGTTGTAAAACCCTGCGGTGACCCGGTTGTACTTGGCGCGTTTACCGGCCTGGCTTATGACCCAAGAGCCGGTAATGTTGCTCTCAGTAAACCCAAAGCTTGAGGCCGTGGTGGCAACGTCAAGCACCAACCGGTACTTGCCGCCGCTAAAAACCAGCATGCCCCGGCACGCGGTAAGCAAAGCGCGCACATTGTCATACGCGGTCTGGTTCGTGTCGATCGTTCCGTCGCAGGCGTAAGCCGCGTAGTTCACCTGGGCGAGCGTGTGCTGCCCAGACCCTGCTGAAGTCAGATCGATGGCCACACCTGCGTAAGCATTGGCCAGCGTGGTGGCGAGTTGGTAGCTGGTGTCAGTTGCCTTGATCGCGTAATAAGTTGTCCCTGCCACCAACGGGCTGGGCACGGTGGCGGTACTGCTCACCTTGACGCCATCCCCTGTGTCGATAGGTATCGGCTGGGCGAAAGTCAGCGCTTCAGTGGTGGTGCTGACAGTAAAGATGTCAGAGAAACTTGGAGCCGTTATCCGAATATCGCAGGCGTTCGCAGCTGCTGCAATGCTCGTGTCATCGATTGCGCTGGACGCAATACCACGACCGTAAATGGCGTTGCTCAAGTAGTCCCGGATGACGAGTGCCGGATTGTTGGAGTACCGGGTCTGGCCGTCGCGTGGGTCGTACAAAGTCCTGCCACGCACATCGGCGGTGATTGTGGGGAGGCCAGAGAAAGCGTTGCGGTCATATTTGAGCTTGACGTACAGGTAGGCGCAGTTGGAAAGTTTGCAGGCGCTGGTCCACTTGGGCACATCAGCGGTTAGTGCTGCATCGGCTGCTTCACCGGGTGTACCCAGATGCCTGGTGACAGTGAGCAGCCCCGTGAACTTGGCGTCCGTTGACAGCACATCGTCCAGATACACGTTGTCGATCGCGGTCACTGGGCCTTCTGAGAGCACCAGCACCAGATGCAGGTATTCGTTGCTGCTGCCGGAGACCTCAATGAAAACCCGTGTGCCACCCACCCGGCGGCGACCGTAAATCACTGGGATCGGGTCGACATTGCTCTGAGAGTTGATCAGGATGCCCTGCGCCTGGGCCGAAGACAGCGCCGACTGGGCGCTTGAGGGCGAGTTCGAGCCGATCAGTGACTGCACAGCCAGATTGGCAACACCCCCAGCGACAAGACCGGTCGCACCGCCGATGAAACTGGCAGTGGCAAGCGATGCGCCAAGAACGTCAGCCGCTGCAGCCGTGATGCCGGACTCAATGACCATGCCAAGTACAGCATCAGCCACCACCGCACCCACGGCCTCAGACACCACCGATCCAACGATGGCTCCAATGACGATGCCTGCCATTACCCGACTTCCCTGTGCCGAACTACCTTCGCGTACATACGCTCAACATCCTGGTAGCCCAGGTGTTCGAGCAGGCGACCGAAGTCTTTGGTCTGTTTGACGTGGTAATAAATTTTCTGCACGCCCTGGGCTTTGAGACCCATTTCGGCAAAGCGCAGCAGTTTCAGAACGACACGCCCGGCCCTTACCTCGGGTACGGCATACACAGCGCTGTTAGCGGCGACCAGTGCGTCCTGGTAATGGATGTGGGTCTGCACGATGAATGCGGCGTAGCCCACAATCACGCCATCACGTTTGGCGATGAAGGTGGCAAGCTTTCCGGCAGCATCGAGTTCGCCGTAGCGAGCCCAGTCAACGTTCAGACGATCGAGATCCTTCTGGCCGACTTCCTCGTACTCGCGTTCGGCCAATGCTTGAAGTTCTTTCGTAGCCATGCCGATGGGGATGCGCGCATACGTGTAGAAAGATCGTCCGCTATTCACAGTGATCCCCACTTGATTTCGCGGTTGATGTTGGTGATGAACTGAAAGCCCCGGTCACCCGGAAACCAGATCTGCTCTTCCGGGTCGTTGGTGTGCCTGCCAGGCGTGCGCTGGAAATCCACCCATTGCGAGCTGGCAGTCACTGCGATCGTGCAGGTGCCGTTGTTTGGGTCGTCGGAGATTTCCATGCTGTCAATCCGTCCATCGAACACCAGTAAAGGGTTGCTGATGATGGCCAGGCGGTAATCCAGAAAAGCCTTGTAGATGGCGATGCGCCGGTCGATATAAGGCTTGGACAGTGCAATCGAAATCCAGGTCTGATCCACTGCCGAGACTTGCACCGTGACATTGGGGATACTCATGTCACTGGTCTCTGACAGGCCGGAGAACCCGAGAAAGTGACCGTTTGCCGTGTAGGTATTGGTGCTCCACAGCACGTTGATCCAGGCGTCCGTCATACGGATGGTGCCGTCGTCAAACCAGGCCTCAACCAAATAGACAGGCTGGTTGCTTGACTTGAGGATCTCGGCGATGAACTCTGAACTTGCTCCACGATCCATAAAAATTGACCTTAAAAGGCCTCCACCAACTGCAAGCTGAAGTTGTAAATCGACCCCGGAGCCACGGCAGACTCCATCGTGTCCGTACCCAAAGCCAGCGTGAACGCCACGTTGCGCACGGTAATCACTGCGCCGTCGGCAGGAACAGCCAGTAAGGCAGGCTCAATCGCCACGGTAGCCAGGCCAAAGGCATCGGCATTCACATCAGCAGTGACCATGTAAACCTTGGTCTGGCCAGTAACGCCAATGAAGTCACCCGCTTTAAGTGCGCCGGAAAGACCTGCCGTCCAGCCGCGCGTGGAGATGCTTCTGCCTTGCTGGTTAGCTCCGTTGATCTGCGGTGTGCCGGTAGCCGCCCCTCGAGGCAGTTTGTGCGCAGGCAGCACAGCGGTGAAGCTGTCCCACTGGCCGCGCTGGGCGACAACAAAGGCCTGAATCGGCGCGAATTGAGCACGGGTCAAACCCACCCAATCAGCAGTGATCACCCAGCGCTGCGCGCCGTTGGTACGAACACTGCGGCGCAGGTTGTGTGAGATCGACACGCGCGTGGGTTGGTAGGACTGAATCTTGATGGCGCTGGGCGCGGGGGTCAGAGGAAATGTTCCGCTCATGACTTATCCCGTGATTCCGTAGCGCCCGCGCATGTTGAGCGCCTGGTTCACGATGCCCACCACCACGGCCTTGTTTTGCACCATGGCGGACTGGAAACTGCGTGCATCCATGGCACGCACCGAGAAATTGATGTTGATTGGCGCTTGGGCTGTGGCCGTACTGCTGTCGCTGCTGCCGGGTGATGATGTTGTGCCAGCCGACTTCCCGTTGGGGACGATCGTTCCTGCACCGTTGGGCACGAACCATTCCGGGCCTTGCTCGCCCACGATGTAGGGCTGGCCACCGGCGACCGGGCCGCCATCAGCCTTGAACAGGCCTGACAGAAAGTTCCCGGCACTGCTGAACATTCCTGAGAGCGACATACCGCTGGTCGCTTGCGCCAGTGGTTTCATGATGCTGTTTTGAATCTGGATGCGAATCAGGTCCGCGATGATGGAATTGGCAAGGCTCTTGAAGTCGAGCTTGCCGGTCTGCACAAAGCTCACCAGCGCGTCCTCCATGCCCTTGAACGCATTGGTAAATAGCCGCTCGGACTGGGCTGCAGCGTTAGAGACGGTGTCGATGTAGTTGTTCAGCGCCTTGGTAACGCCCGTCTCCCACGAGCGCTCAGCATCCCACCGGGCTTCAATCGCTTTGATCATGACTGCCGTGGATTTGACGGCCTCATCGCGCAGGCGCTGCTGGGTATCTGCTGTTAATTTGGTGCCGCTTTGCTCGGCATCCCAGATCTGCTGCTCAACGGCGAGGAAGTTCTTACGCTTGACGTTGGCAATCTCTTGCGCCTGGGCGTTCAAGCCAATCAGCTTGGTCTGGAAGATGTACTGATCGTTGGCCTGCTCCAAGCTGTAGGTGAAGGCATTGATGCGCTTGGTCTCATCAAACTTTTGCTGGGCATCAAAACGATCATTCACCGCCTGCACCAAAGTGGAAGTCGACTTGATCGCCTCAGAACGAAGGCGTTGCTGAGCCTCAACGGACAATTTGGTACCGCTCTTTTCTGCATCCCAGATTTGCTGTTCAACAGCCAAGAGGTTTTTACGGCCCTCGGTGGCCAGTGCCTGATCGCGGGCATTTTGGCCAATCAGCGTGTTCTGAAATTGGTACTGTTCGTTGGCCTGCTCCAGGCTGCGGGTGAAGGCATTGATCTGCTTGGACTCATCGAACTTCTGCTGCGCATCGAAACGCTCATTGACGGCCTGCACCAAGGCGGCTGTGGACTTGCTAGCCTCGGCGCGCAATCTCTGCTGCGCCTCTGCAGACAACTTGGAGCCGTTCTTTTCTGCATCCCATATTTGCTGCTCAACGGCCAAGAAGTTCTTGCGGCCCTCGGTGGCCAGTGCTTGGTCTCGGGCGTTCAGTCCAATCAAGGTGTTTTGAAACACATACTGTTGGTTGGCCACATCCAGGCTGTGGGCGAAGGCATCGATGCGCTTGCCTTCATCAATGGACTGGATGCTTGAGACAGTGGCCGTCACCTTGGCCATGTCACCCAGACGGCCTTCCTTGACCGCCAGCAGGCGGCCTTTCTCGATCATGGCCTCGTACTTGCCCAGTTTGTCTTTGATGGATTCGACATTGAGCGAGTCCAGGTACGAATCGAACGGGCTGGTTTTGTCAGGCCGCTGGTCTGGAATGGCAAACGAGCGCTTGGCTGATTCGACGGGCTTTTTCAGACCCGCATCACGCTGGGCAAACTGCTCGTCGAGTTTGGTGAGAAACAGCGGCGCGGTCCAAATCTTGACCATGTCCTGGTTGAAGGACTCGGCGTGGCTCTTGAGGTCAGCGGTCAACGTTGCAAAGCGGCGCTTGACCGGATCGATTGACTTTTCACTGATCATCTCCGCGCCAATGCCGTCCATGAAGGCAAGCACCGAGACGATATCGGCGGCGACCGCTGCAAAGGAGTTGCCCACGATTCGCACCACGCGAATGATGGCGTCAAAGATATCAATGAAAGCCGCCACCGCGCGCATGCCTTCCCGCGCCCAGGTCTCGATCACGTTGTCTTGCTTGAGTTGCTTGGCCGTGTCGTTGAGCCGCTCGGTCATGCTGCCTGAATCCAGCAAGGCGTCGGTGAAGTCACGCATGACCGGTAGCAATGCCGAGGCAATGGTGTTGTAAAGGGATTTTTTCCTGCCCTCCAGGCGCACCAGGTTCTTTTCGTACAGGTCTGCTTCTGCCGCCATCTCGGAGGTGACCTTGGCGTTGAGTTCGCCGATTTCTGCCAAGTCCTGCATGAAGGGCAGCAGTTCAGCGCCTCGCTTGCCGAGCAGCATCTGGGCAGTGGCCACCGCCTGGGTGCTGCTGTCCATGGAGTCAAGCTTTTTAGCCAGATCCAACATGACTTCACCCGAGTCGCGCAACTTGCCAGAAGAATCGGTCACCTCAACGCCGAGCGATTTGAACAAGTCAGACTGCTTTTGGCTGCCGCCTGCCGCTTCGAACATGGCTTTAGATAGTTTTTGCAGCCCACCACCGACCTCTTCCAAACTGGTACCCGAGAGTTTGGCTGCCGACTTCAAGCCTGAGAGGGCTTCCACCGTGGCACCTGTCTTCTTGGCCATCTGGTCGAGTTCGCCCGCCGACGCAATCGCCCCCTTGATGCCGTCGGCAAAGGCATCAAAGGTGTATGCCGCCGCCATGGCCATCACTGCGCCTTTGACCGCCTTCATGGCGGTTTCCGACACATTGCCGATGGTGTCCATGGCTTTTTTGGCCATGAACTCGGCCTTATTCAGGTCGGATTCAAAGCGAGCGACATTGGCCTCGAGGCTGACCACGAGACTGGCGAGGGTTGCCATGGGGGAGTTATTCCTTTTTGCCCAAGAGGGCTGAGATCAAACGGCTGTGCGCCTCAACATCAAAGACTTCATCGGGCGGCGCATCGGCATCCTTGGTAGCGGCATGCTCTGCAGTTCGCAGTCCCGGCATGAAGTCATCGGCTTGGTACGCGTCCTGACCTTCGCGGCGGTGGACATTGGCCAGCGTGGCGCAGACCTGGCCAAAGCCAAAGTCCGCCCGCATGTCCGGCAGGCCTTCCAGAGAGGCAAATGCCATCCACTCCGCAACCTGCTGCGAACTCAGGTTTGCGAGGAGATGGTCAGGGTGTTGGAATCCAAGGGCAAGGCAGAGTCGGAAGTAGAAACGGCGCTCGGGACGCCGCTGGAGTTTTTTGTGAGTTCCTCCACATCTGCACCAGACAAGCCATTGAGCTTTTGCGCAATGGCAAACACCCGGTCCAGCGCCGTGCCAGATTTGGCACCGAGCAGATCAACTTCCTCGTCGGTGAACAGACGCTGGCCACCTTCATCAATCACAGTCAGGCCCACCAGACGAGCACGCATATTGGTGAGATCGACCTTGCGGTCCTTGCCCTCGCCACGGACCATGCTGGCCTCAAACGCATCACGCTCGCGACCGGTAAAGCTGCGCACGCGCACGGCACCACCCCATTCGGGGACATCGACGTCCTCTGTTTGAAGGTCGTTTGCGCAAAGGATGGCGGATTTAGAAAGTAATGTCATAGGTACTCCAGAAATGAAAAAACCCGCCGAGGTTTTAGCCTGAGGCGGGTTGGTTTGCGGTCAAAGGTCAGCTTCAGGGGCTGACCCAGTTCGTCATAGATTTCGGGCTGCGTGATGCAACCTCAAAATTTCAACATCATCGCCACGCACGCGGTAAATGGCGATGTAGTTCTTGTGCAGGACCAACTCGCGCGTGCCGGGGACGCGGCCAGCCCGGCCCATGCCTGGATGGGCCTGAAGTTTGGTCACAGCGGCCTGCAGCTCCAGCACAAAGCTGGTGGCACGGGTCGGGTTGTCTTTGGCGATGAAGCCAGCGATTTCATCTACAGACGCGAGCGCCGCCCTAGTCCACTTGATCAACATGGATCAAGCGCCGTATTTGGCGAACACCGCTTTGACCTGCTTGTCGGTTGCGAATTCGCCTGCATCGGCCTCCTTGATGCCTTCGTGAATGTCACGAATCTGCCAGGATTCACTTTGCACATAGGTGGTCAGCGCATCGATGGCCAAAAAGCTTTTGGTCCGTGCGGTCGCTTTGGCCAACTCTTCGATCTGGTTGTAAAGCGCCTCGGGCAGGCGTACGTTGATGGTTCTGGCGGTCATGGCGTAACACTCCTGTGCATGTGTAATACAGTGCATTATCCACTTCACAAAGCCAAAGGTCAAGGCGGACGGCTTCTTCCCTTAGCAAGAGCCCTCAGGACCAGGTATTTAAGCCCAGGTGATTGAGCCAGAGATGCGCAGCTCAGCCGAGCGCCGGATCGCCTGATCCACCGCGCCCTGGCTGTTGAATTTCTTCACGTAGGCAGTGAAAGTTGCGGTGTTGCCGTTGGGCAAAATCAACTTGAAGTTCTTGGCCACACCGGTCACCAGCGCGGTCATCAGGGCCAGTTGGCCCGCATCGCTGTTGTCCTGGTCGACCTCAATGGCAAATGCACCCGGATCAAAGAGACCCAGAATGAACTCCTTGGCGGTCGAGTCAAAGTTGGTTCGCTCAATCTCGGAGGCTGAGCCGTCAAAGCCGCTGTAGCTTTTGACGTTGGAAATCTTGGTCCACTGCACAGGGGTTGCAGTACCGCCGCTGGTGTAGGTCGTATAACCCGTCGCGTCCAGTCCAGCGAGGGTCACGATCTTGGTCGTAGGTTCGATGTACTGAACAACGAAGCTGTTGCCGTTGAGCTGCGTGGTGCCAACGACACCAGCGACAGTGATCACATCACCTTTGTTCAATGCGGTGACCGCTGAAAGCGTGACCCGGCAAGGGTTGGTGAGCGAGACGGCAGTGATGGTGAGCGCCGACCCGGTGGTCGTGCCGATACTGACCGTGGAGCCTTGGGCTGAGATGGCGGTGCTTGGCATAGAGTTCTCCTAAAAGTTATGGCCTGTTAATTAATTCCAGATCGAAAAATCCAAAATCACCCGGTGCAGCAATGCCTCGGGTTCGAATTGGTCTTGCTCAAGGAGCAAAACGTGGGTGATGGCGCTGCTTTTCATGGCGGCCTTGACCGTCTCGGCTAAAGCAACTGCAGCGGCGTAGGTGGTGTCAAAGCAGTCCACCTGCAGTCGGGTGTTTTCAACGGGTGCGCCGTCGGCCAGGGTGTTTTCTGGTGCGCTGGACACGCGGGCATAGACCACGTAGGGCTTTTGCACGTTGTTGGGCGCAACGCTCGGAAATACCCTTCCCCCGGCCACACCTGCGAGGGCCGCAAATAGGTCTTGTTGAATCATTTTTTTATTTCGCGGGCGGCTTGCTCGATGCGCTCAGCAAGCCGGGTCTTGATGGCCGTTAGCGCATCGTTCTTCTTCATGTCAAAAGCAGGCCGCAGAAATGGGCGCGCGGACATCTTTACGGTCCCGAACTCCACAAAGCGCCAGTACCAGGCGTCCTGCGAGAGGTTGCCCTTCTTGCCTTGCTTGCGGTACTTCTTGCCATGCCGAACCGTGACAAAGAAGGTCTGCTTGTTCTTGTTCGACAACTCTGGGATCTGTTTCAAAATCACCGAGCGCTTCAAAGTGCCGGGTGGCGGCTGGTTGGGTCCCAGATCGCCCGTGGCAACAGGAGCTTGCAACTTGGCTTCATCGCGGATCACTTTGGCTCCGGCATAGACCGCTGCACGCAAGCCGTTCTTGGCCACGCGATCAGGCAACTCTTTCAAAGCCTTGGCCAAAGCATCAAGGCCCTGAATCTGAACGCTTTCGAACTTAGCCATTCAATCCAGACCCTCAGAGGCCAGTAGCGTGACCAGCACGTTGCGCTCTTCATCATTGAGGGCCGCGTGGATGTTGAAAATCCGCGATCGGTACAGAGCCCGGTAGCCAGCCACCTGACGCGTGTCAGCAAAGATGGCTTGGTAGCGCACAACGATTTGGTGTGAGACCTCGCTTGCCATGCGCTGCGCACTTTCCAACTCCCGGCCACTCAAGGGTTGAATCTCAGCCCAAAAGGTGCCCAAGTCAGTCCATGTTCGAACAGGCCCGCCGTAACTGTCCTGCGCCGTGCTTTGCCGCTGCAAGGTGATGCGCCGGTTCAACTGACCAGAGCGAACCGGATTCATACCGTCACAACCTTGTACGGATCGAGTAGCCCATCAATGAAGGGTAATGACTCGATGCGTCCGCGCGAGAGCGCAGCCACCTCTTCGCGGTGCGCATACAGGCTGCCGACACGCAACTTGATCCAGCTCTTGATTCCCTCTGGCACTTGCGCGGCGCTGCCGTACCCGGCGTCAAAGGTGACCGACACAGTGCCGATCTGCGGCAAGCAAATCGGCCAGGTCTGCCCGAACACCGGCGTGATTCGCGCGGGTTCACAGGCGGTATCGACCGTGTAGGTCAAAGCAGGCATGGTCTGATTCACAGACCCCATGTCCAGGTAATTGATCGACACCACCGATTGCACGGGTGCCTTGGCCAACAAAATCGCATGACCGGGCAAAGTGAAAGTCTGCCCTGCAGGCACACACATCAGCGACGGTCCAGGGAAGCAGTCGATCACTTGCTTCCAGCGGGCAGTGGTGAGCTGCCTGCCGGTCAGTGTCTCGGCTGCTTGCCGGGCCGCAGTGATGAGCGAGGCGATCAGCATGTCATCTTCGTCAAAGTCCACCCGCAGATGCAGCTTGGCCTCAAGCAGCGACACCGGCTCCTCTGTGGGTGGCGTGACGATTTGGATGGGCATTTAGATGACCTGCAGCACAGCCGCTTGATTAGAAGCATCCGCAGGTGCAAAACGCGGATTGAGGCCAAGCACCTGAGCGGAGGTCTGGCTTGCTGCCACACCCACCGTGACCGACAGGCGAACAAAGCCAAAGCCGTTCACCGTATCGAGTTCTTCGGGCTTGACGTTGATCAACGCCTGCTTGTTATCACCTGTGGCTTTGACGAACTGGGTGATCGCTTTGCCGGTGATGTCCTTGGCACTGGTGCCAGTGGAATCTACTGCTTGCTGCAACTTGGCGTCTACGGTGGCACTGGTACCCAGCACTCCGGTCTGAACCAAGGAGAGGAATCCGTGGTGGTTGGCCACAGAAATCCAGCCTGTAGTGACAGTTCCTGCCGCTTGCGCGGCAGGGTCGATGGTGGCGAGAACGGACAGCAGTTCGCTGCCTTTTGCGTTGGGAAACATGGTTTTCTCCTAAGGTTTGGGGCTGCTTAGCGCGCGCCGAGTTGGATGAAGGGCGACATCGTTGCGCTGCCTTTGGCAGGCGTGATCGCTGTGGAAATCTTCGACTGACCATCCATACGGAAGGTGGTTCGAAACGCCGTGAGATCGGCATCGAAGTACAGGTGCATCGACGTGGCGGTCTGCATGCCACCCGCTTTGGTGATGGTCTGGTAGTACTTCAGGTCCACCAGCAAGATGTCCCCTTGGGCCGAGAAGGTGTTGGCGTGCTGAGACACAAACACCGGGCGACCCAGCAGCGTGCCGTAAGGAGAGACCTGCATGCCGCCAACGTTCAATCCGGTTGGCAGGTAGATCGGGTAGTTCCCCAAGGTCAAGGTGAACAATGCTGGCAGCACGTCGTTGTTGACGATCCACACCGCATTGGCCAGGCTGCCCGAGGGAAGTCGCGCAATCATCTTGGCCAGGTTTTGCGGAAGCAGCGTTTGCGTCAATTGCCCAGTCTCCTTGGCCACACTGACCGTAGCGCCAGCATTGAGTGCACCTACCGGTACGCCAGAGCCCGAGCCGAACAAGATGGATTCATTGGTTTTCCAGCGAATGGAGTGTGCAATTTTCTCGGGCAGATAGGTCGACAAGGCATTGGCGTCTTCCAACAACTCATCGGTTGTTGGCACCAGAGCCATCAGCTTTTTGAGCCGCAAAGTAGACAGTCCCAACACGGGCTTGGTGGTCACGGATGGGGCTGCTTCTCCTTGCCAGTAAGCGCGAATGCCGTTGGTGCCCCAGGGCGTGGTTTCATCCTTGGGAAACGCCATGGTGTTTCCGCTGATCTCCACGTTGTCAGTAAGTGGCAGCAATGAGTCCTCGCCCAAAGACAGCTGAAAAATCTCCTTGGAGAACTGTGGCGGGACAAAGAAGCCACCGTCCTGACCGGAGCCTTCACTGCCAAAGGTGGCTGGAGCGGCAGCACCACGACCACTGCCAATCAGCAGGCGATCGTCAATCGGGTTGCCTGGCTTTTGCGCATGGCAGACGTTTTGCAAGAAGTCGCCCAAGCTTTGAAAGCCATGTTTAGGGTCGAGTTCGCGGTTGTCGCTTACCACGACGCTTGGGAATACCGAACCATGACCAACACCAGAGTGGTTGCCTACATGCGCCCCCATCTGAACCTCTTCGGAAATCAAGGCCGACTCGCGGTCAATTGCCGCCGAAGCGGTTTCAATTCGACTCTTGAGTGCATTGAACTTGATCACCTCCTCATCCGACAGATCACGGTTTTCTTGGGCGGCGATGTCTGTTAAGGCACGCGCCTCTTTGACAAGATCAGACTTGCGAGCTTGAAACTCGCGCAATTGCTTACTCATTTGGGTTTCTCCAGACGTAAAAAAGCCACCTCTTGGGTGGCGGGATTGAAAAGATTGAAAAACTGCGCGAAGCTAGTCACGCATGAGGGTTGCGACCTACGGGTCGCCTTTCGGACTGGAGGTGCTCAACGGAGCAACTCTGGAGCAGTCCAAATTACAGAATCCCAAGCTCTGAGCGGGCTTGGGCCAATCGGGAAGTTTTGGGTTTGACAGGTGGACTGGACTTAGCACTTGACGCTGCTTCTTTTTGCATCTTGCTCAAGACCTGATCAAAGCTGGCGATGCCGTCCACCATGTTTTGAGCCAAGGCTGCATCAGCCCCCAAGACACGGCCTTGACCCATGCCATCGCGGACCTGAGTAATGGGCACACCACGCCCCTTGGCAACAGCCTTGGTAAATGCGGCGTAATAGTCATCTACGCGGGACTGCATAAATCCTTGCGCTTCTTCGTCCAGTGGTGCATAGGGATTGCCCTCGACTTTGAACTTGCCCGCCGATATGAGCGTCGTCTTAACGCCAGCTTCATCCATGGCTTTGCTGTAGTCCTGGTGCGCCTGCCACACGCCAATTGAGCCGACTTCGCCACCGGCGGTGACGTAGAACTCACTGGCCTGGGAACCGACCCAGTAAGCAGCCGAAGCTGCCAGACTGTTAGCGATGGCCACCACCGGCTTTTGGGCACGAGCACTCAAAATAGCATCACCCAGTTCAGAAACGCCGTAGACGCTGCCGCCAGGGCTATCAATGTCCAGCAATATCTGACTGACCGCGTCATCGGCGACGGCTTGTCTGAGCATTTGCGTGACGATCTGGGTGCTGACCATGCCAGGGCCGGAGACGTCATCCACCATATTTCCACGCTGTGTGATGACGCCGTAAATAGGGATGACGGCAATGCCGCCACCCGAAATGGCAGCAGAGGTCTGTCTGCGGGTGTCTCGCAGCACACGGTCTGTTTGGACCTGAAACATGGCAGCGTCGCTGGCAGGCGCGCCTTGTGTCCACCGGGAAATGACGGTGGCCAGAGCACTTAAACGCTCAGGCATCAAGGCCCAAGGCGTTGCCAAAAATTCAGCCACTAAAAGTTGGTTTTTCATAAATTCTGTCCGAGAGTGATAAGTGATTCGGTGAGTCTTTTTTGATCTAGTGGCTCGGCTATCTGGTTTGACCAAAGCTGAACTCGGTCAAGCGGTACGGCCAAGGCTTGGGAGATCAACAGGATGTCTTTTTCTGCCAAATGACCTGACCGGCCAATTCGGCGAGCAAGTCGCTCAGAGGTCGTTTGAACAAGTGCGTTAAATCGCCCATTGAGACGGGCAACACTCTCATCCTCCGCAGGCTCGATCGCTTTTTGCTCCGGTGACTCTGCTGCTTCTGCTTGTGTATCGATTTCCAAATCCTCTGCCGCGTCCTCCTCGACCATATTGAGTGGTCGTAGTGGCTGATCAAGTCCGTCAATGGGATTGAGGTTTTCTGCAATGCGTGCTTCGTTGCGGGTGAGCCAGCCGTTCTGAATTCCGCTTTGGTAGTAGCTTGAGCGGCTGGACGCATCGCCGCGCATCAGATTGGCGAAATCAAACTCAATTTCTATATCGTCACTCTCAAGAAGTAACTCAGATTGAATGCTGGCCTCCCAGCGCTCAGCCCAGGGCGTCATGGTGTGCATGACGAACTCCAGACTCTGCTGCTCGATGTTGGAGAAGGTCGCTCTATCAAGATCAGCAATCATGTGCGGTGGCACACGAAAGAGCCGGGCCACGTCGGTGATCTGAAACTTGCGCAGTTCCAGAAACTGGGCGTCTTTGTTTGTGACGCCCACTTCGTGAAACTTCATGCCGTTTTCCAACACCAGGACCTTGCCCCGGTTGGAGCCGGACTGCGCCTGCTGATAAGACTCACGAAACACCTTCTTGGCCTCGGAGTCCTTGAACGAGCCAGGGAATTCAATCCACCCTCCTGTGGGCTTGGCGTCATTGGCAAAGAAACGTGCGCCATAGCCTTGGGCTGCTAGTGCAGTACCCAGATTCTCCCGGGCAAGCTCAATCGGGCTCATACCCATCAAGCCGTCCGAGGACAGGCCACGCAAATGCCAGACCTCCCCTCTTGGCAAGATCACCTCAGTGCCAGAGCGGTCGCTAATTCGGTAGCGGTATTCACCTGAGGGCAACAACTCAATCTTGACCCGGTCCGGGTGGATCGGCATGAGTTCGATGATCTCGCCGCGCGGGTTGGTGATGATCTGGTTAAAGGCGTTACCGCGCAAAGCCAGGTGTCCTTGCAGCATCTCGCGCCACTCAAAAGGATTTTGAAACCGGTTCGGCCGCTTGGCCATTAAGCGGTAAAGCCAGTGATCCGTGACCCTGTCCTTGCCGCCGTCAGGGCGGCGCTGGTAAACCACCAAAGGCAGTGATGCAATTGTTTCGGCCAGTATCCGCACACAGGCATACACAGCAGCTAGGCGCAGCGCGCTATCGGGCGAGACACGCATACCACTGCTGGTACGCGCAGATATCGACTCAAATGAAAAGTCACCCCATGGCGAACGATCTCCACCTGAGGCGTTGGAGCTACCAGATCCGCGAAAGCGATCAAAAAAGGTAAACAGTCCCATCAGTTCAGAGCAACATCAACTCGTAGTCGGATCCCAGCACCACCGAGTCCCCCGGTTTGATTGCCCTTGAAAGGGCCATGATCAGTGCCACGATGCCGTCGATCTTGTTTTCTGCTCGCTCCTTGCGTGGATAAATGTTGTCTTTGGCGTCCAGGTGGGCCACCACGTTGCTGACCATCCAGCCGAGCACCGGGTCGCCGTCGTGAACCAATTTCTTTTGAAGCACCAGGGCTTCAAGCGTCTTCATCGGTTCTGAGAAATTCAGCACCGTCGGACGCACTTCAATCATGGGCAGCCCCTCACTCAACATTCGGGTCGAGAGTTGCGTCGCCTGAAACGGATCAAACGCGACTGCCTGAACAGCAAAGCGAGAGGACAGATCATTCAGATCCGCTTCGATCCAACTGAAATCAATCACATTGCCCGGCGTCACGGTGAGGCGTCCGGTGTGCATCCAACCGGGGTACTGACTGTTGCCGTTGGCGTTCACCGTGTCCTCCGGCAGGTAGTACTTTCCAAAAACTGCGAATGCGTCAGCAATCTCGGGATGGACAAAAACAATCACCAAAGCGGCTATGTCCGTCTTGCTGGCCAAGTCCAGACCCACCCAGCAGGGTTGGCCCACAAAGGACTCGATGTCCAGGTCCTGATCAGCACAGGCGTCCCAGGAGCGCATGTCCATCCATGCGGTGTCGGCATTGACCCACTCGTTCAAGTGCTTGGTCTTGAAGTTGTTCATCGCACTGGGCAGTTGCATGGCCTTGGCCTGCAGCGGTCCCAGAATTTCCGGACGCACCGAGATACCCCAGTTGGGGTTAGCCTTCATCAGCGAGTCTTCGCTGGTCCAGTCGTCCCCATCGTCCAGCCCGTAGACGATGCCAAACTGACTGTCATCCTCGAACACGCCATCGAGCAGCCGAGTCACAAAGGTTCGCACCTCGTAGCAAATACCTGAGCGGTTGCTGCCTGCAGTAGTGATCACCCACAGAAGTGAGTTGTCTCGTTTACCGGTACCGGTCTCGACCACGTCGTAGACGGTGCGGGTCTTATGGGCGTGCAATTCATCAATGCAGCCAAAGTGAATGTTCAGGCCATCGAGCGTTGAGCCTTCCGCCGAGAGCGCTTCAAACTTCGATCCCGTCTGCAGCACGTTCATGTTGTGCGCACCGACGTTGACAGAAAACCGGCTGCGAAAGCCTTGAGACCTGCGCGCCATGGTCTGCGCATCACCAAACACAATGCGCGCCTGGTCGCGGGTGGTGGCCAGAGAGTAAACCTCTGCACCACCTTCACCATCGGCGGCCAGCATGTACAGCGCAAGCGCAGACGACAGGGTCGACTTAGCGTTGCCACGTGGCACCTCAATGTACGAGCGCCGAAAGCGACGGTTACCGTCGGGCTTGACCCAGCCGAACACGGTGGTCAGGATGAACACCTGCCATGGTTCCAGCTTAATCGTCTCACCTGCCAGCGGCCCTTTGACGTGGGGCAGCCGCTCAATGAACGCGCACAGGTTGTCGGCGGGATGGAACTCCCGCCCGTCCTTGTCGGCAAGCTTTGGGTTGAACTGGTAGGGACTTGCCTTGCCCTTGAACTTTGCCAAATCGTTCAACTGCCGTTGGCATGCTCGCTGGACCCATTTGCAGGTCAGGATGTCACCGGCAACGACTGCCTGCGCATACTTGCGGGCAACTGCTGCGTAGCTTTGCTGCCGACCTTGACCCTGTACATCCATGTGTTTACATTCATTTCTTCTTGGGCTAAGATGTACATGTACATCCAAAAAGGATTCGCCATGGCCAATACCAAACTTTTCAAGAACGGCAACTCGCAGGCCGTTCGCATCCCTGCCGAACTTGCCTACAGCACGTGGGACGTTGATCTGGTCATCGAGCGCCAAGGAGACGAGTTGCGCATTCGTCCGGCGCAGCGCCGCATGGGCGATGTGCTGGGCAAACTTGCCAAGTTCTCACCAGACTTCATGGCCCAGGGCCGAGGCGAAAACGTCGAGGGCGAACGCGAAGCTTTATGAATCCAAAGTACATGCTCGACACCAACATCTGCATCTACCTCATGAAGCACCAGCCGCCTGAGGTGCGCGAGCGATTCGCCCAGTGCTTTGTGGGCGACGTGGTGATTTCTGCGGTGACTTTGGCTGAGCTTGAATTTGGTATCGCGTGCTCAAGCACTGCGGCACAGCAATCGAACCGGTTGGCAATGGAGAGCTTGCTCGACGACATCATGGTTGCGCCTTTTGATGCACAAGCTGCCAAAGCCTATGGCCCCATCCGCGCAGCCTACAAGGATCGCAACCGCGATGCTCTGGACAAACTCATCGCATCTCATGCAGTCGCTCTAGGGGTGACACTGGTCACCAACAACGAAGCAGACTTTGTGAACTATGCCGGACTGCGTGTTGAAAACTGGGTCAGCAACCACTGAGATCAACTCTCTTTGACCCAATCCACCATTTCATAAGGCCACTTTCATGACCAGCACACCAGACATCAATCCAACTGCTGTGGCTCAGGACTGCCTGGATCAAGTGCGACTCACGATGGACGAGGAACAAATGCAAAAGTTCATAGCGCTTTTAGATGCCCCACCGGCGGACAAACCCAAGTTGGCCAAACTAATGTCCACCCCATCGCTTTGGGAACAAAAAACGGTTCAACGCTGATCAGCAACAGGCTGACTTCAGCCCGCAATATCCGCCCAAGGATCGAGATCGATCTGGGTATCTGTGGGCTGCGTGATGCGCGAGCGCGACGCTGGCGTAAATCCCATCTCCACCGCTGCCTTGGTCATGATCTGGGCCTGCTTGTTGGCGATGGCCAGGTACGGCGACTGCATCGGCACACCGGTGTTCGGCGCTTTGATCAGCAAACCCGTCTTGGTGATTCCGATCTGGGCCTTGCGGTATAGGTCAGCGGCGCAGGACCAAACCTCCAGCACCGACATATCGAGCTTGCGCAGCAAATGCTCTGGCGCGCTCTCAATGGCATAGCGCCAAGCCTGCTTGGCACCGTCAGACATGTACTCTGGCGGCGCAACCAAATCCCCTTGGGGCTGTGGCTCATGCGGGTTGGTTCTGCACTTTTGCAGGGTTCCCCTGAGCTTTTTAATCTCCGTGGGGAGTGGTTTTCTTCCGGCCATCTGGGTTCAGTCGTTGGTAATCGTTAACATGGAGGCTTCAAACCCACCGGAAAACTCCCAGTGCGCAAAGCCGACGTCATCGCAAAATGCCTCGTTCAGTCCGCTCTGGCGGCTGATCTGAAAGCTGGGCGTGAGGCGGTTCGATCTGCGTTTGACAAGAGCGTGACGGACAAAAGCTTTTCCAAATGGAACAGCGTCGTTGAAGAAAACGTCGCCAACTCCATCATTCGCTCGGTGGGGAAATCCAAAGCGATCAACATCGAAAAGTTCATCGCCGATCTCAACTGATCGGCTCTTAGCCCCGACCGGCGAGGCCCAGCATTATGCTGCCTTTGGGCAACCCCCCTAGGTTTCAATTTGCACGCGCAAAAATCTTGGCAGGCGCACGCATCTCAGGCCGCCGTCTGTAGAGATTGAGACCCCCCGGGGGGGCCTTAGGGGCCTCCGCTTAGAGCCCTCCGCTTAGGAACCTCCGACTTGACAGACTGTATCCTATTTGATACACTGCTTGCATCAAATCGATCTACACCACCGATGTGTTCGATGCTTGGTTCGAGCAATTACGCGACAAACAAGCGGCTAGGTGCATCCAGGCACGGATCGACCGTGCGGAAGAAGGTAACTTTGGCGATTGCACACCGGTTGGTGATGGCGTTTCAGAAATGCGCATTCACGCCGGGCCGGGCTACCGTGTCTATTTTGCGCAGCGCGGTTTGGAGATCGTCATCTTGCTCGCAGGCGGCGACAAAGCCACTCAGGCCAAAGACATTAAGACCGCCATTGGTTTGGCACAAAAACTTAAGGAGTAAACAATGAGCAATCTCAAGATTCGTAAATGGGACAGCGCCGAGCACCTTAAAACAGATGAGGACATGGCGCTCTACCTTGAAGCCTGCCTACAAGAGGCAGGAGATGATGCCGCTTTCCTTGCGAAGGCACTAGGCAACATCGCTCGTGCCAAAGGCATGTCTCAGCTGTCACGCGACACTGGCTTGGGGCGAGAAAGCCTTTACAAAGCCTTGTCGGGAGAGGGTAATCCGAGTTTTGCAACCATTCTCAAAGTCACCTCAGCACTGGGCATCCGTCTGCACGCTCAAGCTGCGCCTAACGCTTGATTGCCGTCTCACGCGCCGTCTTTCGGTTGTGACATGAGACGCACAGCCCCTGCAGATTGACCCAGTCAAAGCGCTCGCCGCCGTCCTTGAGCGGCCTGATGTGATCGGCAACCTTGGCTGCCACCACCAGACCCGCTCCCTTGCACGCCACACACAGCGGGTGTTCACGCAGGAAAGCCGCGCGCACCTCACGCCAGCGCACCGACTGGTAGAAGCCCACCTCGGTATCAAAGCCACGCCTGGCACGCCCGTAGTCCCGGTGCACCTTGGGGCGGTGCTGCTCGCAGTAGCCGGGCTTGTCCAGCACCAACGCGCAGGCGGGGTGACGGCATGGTGTCGGGGCACTGCGGGGCATAGCGGCTCGGTATTGGCGTGTAAGCAACTCAATCAAAAAACTAATCGCAATTGATGCAGATAAAGCTTGGCTTCATTGGGGTTCAGAGCGTTCATAGGAACGTCATCAACAACCCCAGGAGCTTTGCAAATGACCTACACCACACAGTTCACCGTCGACGAGGTCGGGTTCATCCAGATCGCGCTCACCAAGGTGCTGGCAGCCGCCGCACGCGGTGAGCTTGACCTCAACCTGCTGGCCCGCGAAGAGCTGGCCTCACGCGGCCTTGACACCCAAGGCGAGTGGGTCGGCTTTAACCGCGCCCGGCAGATCCACCAGGTGCGGGGAGCCAAGTGATGGACGCTAAGCAACTGGAGTGTCTGCTCAACCAAATCGCCGCAGAGCATCTGCACATCGACACGCTGGCAACACGCAACAGCGACCGCCTGGATTTTCACGAAGTCAGCGTCTGGGGCCTCAAAGAAGCCCTGCAAGCTGCCTTCACGGCTGGCCAGCAATCCAAACAAACAAACCAAGCAACCTGATACCGGAGATCAACATGAAACTCACACCCAGCCAAACCTTGCTTCTCAACGCCGCTGCCATCCACCCTCAGCAATTGCTAACCGACTTTCCGCCCAACCTCAAAGGTGGCGCGTTGATCAAGGTGCTGACCAGCCTTGGCAATGAAGGTCTGATCCGACCGCACAGCAAAGGCGCTGCGGGCTCGACCCGCTTTGCTATCACCGTCGCAGGGTTGCAGGCCATCGGCATTGAGCCACCCGCCAAATCCAAACGCGTAGGGAGCAAGCAGTCGGTGCTCATCGAGTTGATGAAACGCCCCGAGGGTGCAACCCTTGCGCAAATGGTGCAAGCCACCGGTTGGCAGGCGCACACGGTGCGCGGCTGTATGGCCGGGACTTTGAAAAAGAAACTGGGCCTGACCATCGACTCCGTCAAGGACAGCGGTGGTGAGCGGGTCTACAGGGTCTCACCCTCCAGCTCGCTCCCCACCTCAAGTTGATCTGGCCAGGTGTCTTGGCACCTGATTCGAACGGGCGTAACGGTCAAAAACAGAGGTTCCTTTTTGGAACCTTTTGCGCTATCATGGAACCACTTCATAAGGATCCAGCATGACTGTCAACGTCAAACTTTCGGACAAATTGGTCGAGCAGGCCAGAAGTTGTGCCCAAGTGCAGCACCGCTCTACTCCCAAGCAGATCGAGTATTGGTCCCAGATCGGCAAGATTGCCGAGGAGAACCCGGATCTGCCGTTCTCTATGATCCGCGACCTCTTGGTGGCGGACCAGGAGGCCGTGGTCGGCGAGTACACCTTCAGCTAATGCGACTGCTTGTTACGCCCTCGTTTGTGCGGGCCACCAAGCGGCTGCATGCGCCACAAAAACTTGAGCTCGATGCAGCGCTGCGCGCTATAAGCGCCGACCCCTCGGTGGGTGACGCCAAAGTCGGCGACCTGGCGGGCATTCGCGTTTATAAGTTCCGCATCTCCAATCAACTGTGCCTGTTGGGCTACCGGATATTGGACGAGCAAAGCCTCAAGCTTCTCACGCTGGGGGCACATGAAAACTTTTACCGGGACCTCAAACGGCTAGATGACTGAGGCCAGGGTCACGCCTGTGGCGCTCGCGCCGCTTCGGCGATAAAGTACAGATGCGTGTTTTTGTTTGGTCATCACAACAAGGGGGTCCTATGACTCTGTGCCCAATTGCCTTAATGGCAACCTGCAACAAGTGCCCCGCTGTCGGCTTTTGCCCTCTCAAAGAGGTGATTGGCGATCACAAGCCAGAGGCAAATGACGGGGAATCTGCCAAGCCCGCAGCAGGCGATAAACCGGCGAGCTAATCCCGCCAATCAAAGTGGCGCACTGGCCACTTCAGCATTTTTGACCTCGGACAATGCCGGGTGCATGTCGTCAAACTTGATTTGATCGTCCTCACGCACCGCTTGCTGACCCGTGAAGTCTTGCCAACGCTTGACGATCACGTCCACGTACTTGGGGTCCATCTCCAAGAGGCGCGCCTGGCGATTGGTTTTCTCGCAAGCAATGAGCGTTGTGCCAGAGCCGCCAAACAAGTCGATCACGATGTCGCGCGTCTTGGATGAGTTCTTAATGGCACGCTCGACCAACTCCACCGGCTTCATCGTCGGGTGCAGGTCGTTGACATGGGGCTTTTTGTAGTTCCAGATATCCGACTGGTCACGATCGCCACACCAGAAGTGTTTTGCGCCTTCCTTCCATCCGTACAGGATGGGCTCGTACTGGCGCTGGTAGTCGGCGCGACCAAGCGTAAAAGTGTTCTTGGCCCAGATCACAAACGTGGACCACTTGCCACCGGCATCCAGCCAGGCCTTTTGCAGGGTGTGCAACTCAGAGGAACTCATGCACACGTAGCAAGCACCTTTGGTCACCACCAACAAGTTGACGCAGGCGTCGTAGAGGAACTTGTAGAACCCGTCACCAAGCGCATCGTTCATGATGCGGCGGTCCTTGCCGCGCATCTTGTCTTTGGCGTTGTTGCCGTAGTCCACGTTGTAGGGTGGATCAGTAAACGCCATGTCTGCGAGCTGACCGTTCATAAGGCGCTCCACATCGGAGAGCACTGTGGAGTCACCACACAGCAAACGGTGCTGACCCAAGACCCACACATCACCTGTTTTGGAGACAGGGTCAGCTGGCATATCGGGTACTGCATCGTCATCTGTCAGGCCCGTGGTGTCGCCCTCGCCATTGAGCAAACGCTCGAGTTCTTCGTCACCAAAGCCCATCAGATCCAGATTGAAGTCGGCCTCATCGAGTTCGGTGATTTCAAGTTTCAGCAACTCCTCGTCCCAGCCAGCATTGGCAGCGATGCGGTTGTCGGCCAGCACCAGAGCGCGCCTTTGCGTTGCACTCAGGTGGTCCAACACGATCACGGGAACCGATTCCAGACCCAGGTGCTGGGCTGCAGCCAAGCGTCCATGCCCTGCGACGATCACGCCATCAGCGCCCGCCAAAATGGGGTTGGTAAAGCCGAACTCCTTGATGGAGGCGGCAATCTGTCCGACCTGGGCCTCAGAGTGGGTGCGCGCATTGCGGGCATAGGGCAACAGCTTGGCCGTTGGCCACTGCTCGACTTTACTGATTAACCAATTTTGAGTCATCATGTTGTACAATGTTCCTGTCCAATTAGAGAAAGCCCACCATGACCATTGAAACCACTTACAGCCAGGCCAGGGAGCAGTTGAAGTCGCTCATGGATCGCGCCGTCGACGACCGGGAGGTCATCGTGGTGCGCCGTCGCACAGGGGGCGATGTGGCCATGATTGCTGCCGATGAACTCGAGAGCCTGGTGGAGACTGCGCACCTGCTGCGCTCTGAGAAGAACGCTGAGCGGCTGCTTTCAGCGCTCTCGCGTGCACGCTCAAAAAACATTGCACCCACAACCATGACTCACCTGAGCAAACTGGTGGGTGTCGATGCCTAAAGGCGATCGAGTCGCTGTCTGCCACCCGGAGTTTTTAGAGGACCTGCAGCACTGGGTTGAGACGGACCGCCGCACAGCAAAGAGGCTGCTGGAGTTGGTTCAAGCCATTTTGCGCGACCCCTTCGATGGAATCGGCAAGCCCGAACCGCTGAAATATTTGGGTCCTGATGTTTGGTCCCGGCGCATCACGCAGGAGCATCGCTGTGTTTACCTGATCAAGTCCGACCGGGTTGAGTTCTTGCAAGGCCGCTACCACTACTGAGACAGGCCAAGCGCCAAACAAAACGCCCACAAGGCGGGAACCGTGTGGGCGCAATTTGAGTGATTAGCAGAATGCTACCGCTTGGATATATACACCGTCAAGGGGTTTTCGTACGATTTTTGAATAAGGCCTTCAACACGGATTTCTCAGAGGTAAACCAGATCTTTGGGTCAGATGGTTTGGGCTTAATTTCACCTTTGGCGATCGCTAAAACCCGCTCACGAATTTTCTCTTGCGGGGCAATGCCAATTTTCACGAAGTTCTTCATCAAACACCTTTCAAATTCATGGCTACGGGCTCAACCCTTTGCCACATAGTTCAGCGGCTTCATCTTGTTCAGTTCATCGCCCAGTTTGGTCTTTGCTTGCCACAGGTCAAATTGAGACTGCATGTCCAGCCAGTGTTGCGCGCCGTTGCCAAGCAGCGTTCCCAGGCGCAACGCCGCCTCTGCCGATACCCCGGTTCGCTCAGCCAGCAGTAAATAAAGCGTCTGTCTTGAGACACCCAACATTTTGGCGAATTCGCCTTTGGTTATGCCCTTTAGGTTGGGGAGTACATCTTCCCGTAAAACAGCACCGGGGTGAGTTGGAATACGACCATTCAATCTACACCTCCAGGCAATCAATAATTTGTTGGAAATAGTGTAAATATTATGTTGACACAAGGCAATAACAGCGCAAGCAACTACCGCGAGTACCCGTAGTGCACCGCCAACACCCCCAAAGCGCCAACCAAAATGCCCTTGGCCTCGTACTGGTTGAGTGTGCGTCCGTTCCACCCCTCCTGGGCAGACCACTCCCTCACGCTCTGACCCAAACCTGCCACATGCCAGACTGCGCAGCCGCCGGGGCTGCCGATGCCGCCCACCGCATCAAGCGCCTCGCCCAGGCGCTTTCTGGCCCAGGCACAACGCTCGGTCATCGTGTCCTGCCAATGACCGCCGGGGATGCGATCAAGCGGCGGTGAGCCCGCAGAACTTAGCTGCGCAAACACGAAGGTACGGGAGAAGTCTTGCCCCGCGTCGTGCATTTGCGCTGTGATCGCGCCATTGCGCATCAAAAGTCCGAGCGAGTCCACGGTCCGGAAATGCTCGGTGCGGTAGCTGGTGCCTTCCTCTGCCTCGCTCACCCACTCACCAACCCGACCACCGGGCAGGCTCACCAGAGCGCCGTGGGTCAGTGGCTGTGCAACTTGCTTTTTAGCCATGGCGCACCTCCTTGCCCCAGGCGGGATCCGCACCCTGCGCCAGCGCCCAGTGCAAGAGTGCCAGCGCATCCGCTTCGTTGTCGTCGGTGACCGGGTGGCCCAACGCCTTCATGGCCGCAATCACCTCTGCCTTGCCCGCGTTGCCCTTGCCGGTGGCATGGCGTTTGATGGTGCCCACGGGCACGCCCTGATACGGGATCTGGTGGTGCTCGCACCAGGCGGTCAGCGTGGCCAGCAGGCCGCCGTAGACGTGTGCGGCGTCCACGCCGAGGTGACGGCGCACCTCTTCAAAGTAAACGGCTCCAATGCCCGTTAAATTGGGCTGTGCGCAAGTCTTTGGCGCATTCAAGGTCAGCATGTCAGCGAGCCACCGGCCAAAGCGCAGGTAGCGCATGCCGCCGCCCTCAAAGCGCTGGGACTTGAAGCTCACGAAGCCATGCGCCACAGGACCGTTTGCCGAGCGCAGTGCCCAGCCGGTGGTCGTACCCAGGTCAAGAGCCAGGATGACGAGGCGTGGGGTTGGTTTGTTATTCATCAGGGATTTCCTCCAAGGGTTCGTACAAGGGTTCTTGTGCGACCTGGAGGAGCGCTGGCACCAAGGCCGTGTCAGGGCGGGTGCGGCTCCCTCATGTCTGTCATTGCCGATTTGTCCAATCGGATGCGGTTATCAGGGCTGGCAAAAAGTCATCAACAGGTGACGGGGACTTTCTTCAATACTTCATCTTTCAAAGGTGGAGTCCGGGTCTGGGAGGTACTTATTTCAATACTTCTTCTTTCAATATATATACATATTTCTCTGTCTACCCTCTCTGACCCCACCAGAGCGCACGTTTTCGCGCGCGCGAGGGATTTTTTGTGTGTATAGGGCCCCCGAATATTTATTTGTATATAGAGGCACCCCCATTGAAAGAAGGTCGTAATTGAAAGAAGTCACCGCGAGGGCTTCTTTCAATACTTCATCTTTCAAACGTGGAGTCTGATTGAACCGTCTACTCATCTGCGTCAGCCAGTTTGACCCATTGGCTGGGCCTGCCGCCCGTTGGCTTGGCGAACACCTCAACCAGGTGGGCATCCGTCAAGGTGCGCAGCACGCCGTCCCGCTGGCGGTGATCCATGAACTGGGTACGCCGAGTGAACTCGCTCTTGGACATTCCAGCGGCATCGCCATCACGCAAGATTTGCAGGGCGCGTTTATGGTTGGACTCGACCTGGTTTTCTGAGACGCGCGCCGTGGCTTCTCGGATTGTCAGTTCGGCGCAGTGGCGCGAGAGCGCAATCCCCCAATGCGCATCGTGGTCCTCGATCTGCGGCGTCACCGCGTCCCGCGACACGGCGCGAATCAGGGCCAGTTTGGTGGCGTTCTCCTCAATGCGCGCCAGGATCGATGAAAAACCGGTGCCTCTCGACAAGCGAAGCCGCCCCAGTAACTCGTGGTCCAGCACGCGAAAAGCGTCTCGTGCCTGCGCGGTCATCGGCACCACACGCGGATCAACCAGCACTTCATCAATCGCACCCACATCCGTGAGGTTCCCGCTCAACTGCCCGCCGCCCTGGTGGATCAGGAGCAGTCGGTCGATCAGGTCTTGCGGTGGATCGATCGTTCCAAAGAGTTCGTTGCTGTCGGGGAAATCGTCCTCGCTCTCCAGGATCAGAAAGCGCGCCAAAGAGCCGTCGGCCACATTGGATGCTTGGAGCGCCTGCCAAAAGTGAATCGGCGTGGTGGTGCCGTAGATGCAGGCGCAGGGCTGGTGAATGGCCCGGTGCGCGTTGTTGAGCTGGTTGCTTGCGTACTCAATACCAAAGTAAGTCGTACCCGAGGTGGTGTACAGCTCGGTCATCAGGTCCAGGATTTCACACACATAGCGAGGCGAGCGTTTGCGGTCAGCGGCTGCAGACAAAAACATGCCGAACTCATCTAGCTGAAAAAGAATGGCGGGCTGACGCTGGATGGCCGTCAAAAGACCGGAACCCGATGCGATCTTGTTGCCGCCCAGGTATTGCAGCAGCCCGGCTTTGCGAAACAACTCATTGATCACCACGCGGCTGTGGTTCTTGCCTGCGCCGCTCTCGGCGATGCCTACGACATACAGGTTTGAGCGCGTATTGCTCTCGGTGCGGTACTTGCGCCCCATCAGCGCGCCGATGGCACACAGGCTTGCTCCGAGCGCCAGCACGGGCTGGGGACGCTTGGCCGTCGCCGCCATGAGCGTCATCATGTCGGCAATCACGCCGCCCACCTGGTCCCAGCCCGTCGGCAGTGGTTTGGGTGGTGGCAGCACGGGAGGTGCACCTGATCCATCAATCGTGATTGGGTTTGATGTTTGCAGCGTTTGCAACAACCCCTTGGCCGGGTGGTGTCCGTTCATCACAATCTCACCGTTGAGTTGCAGGTCAGAATCCGGAATCCAGCCGTTGTCCAGCGCCAGCTTGTAGATGGTGCCCGCCCCAATGCGCTGGGGAGCAAAACTGGCCCAGCTTTTGGCGGTAGTCTTGGCGTCGTTTTTGGTGGACGCCGCAGACCAGGACTCAAAGAGTGGCCAGCCCTTTTCGGCAAGTGCCCCTTTGATGGCCATGCCGATGCGCACCCAACTGTCGTAGTCCAGATCCTGGTTGGCGATGTACTGCAGCGCGTCTTGCACTGCTTCAAACGTGCCGCGCTGCTCGGGCAGATTGGCAAACGCCACGGGGGACTTCAAACCCACGCCCAGACTTTTGGGACGCATGGATTCGGGGACCATCTCGTAGGCCTGGCGCGCAAACTCGCGTGCCTGCGCCTCGGTGATGACGGGCAGTTCCTCAATTTTCAGATCGGCCAAGGTTTGCACGGGCCACTCGTAGGGCTTGCCGGTATCCGGGTGAATGCCATAGGCGATGAACTGCTGCCCCACACCCAAGACCTCAATGGGCGGGAACTTAAAGCCACTGAAGGGCTGGGCCGCACGGTACACCAGCAATCGCTTGGGGGCGTTGCCGATACGAACTGCAGGTGTGTCGCCCAGAAGCCGCTTGGCCAAGCCCTCAATCTGAACCGCGATGTCTTTGGACTGCAGCACATCAATGTCGATGCCAATCACCTTGCCTGCGGCGATGCCAATGCCTGCCTCGGGCCAGTCGCCCCAGATGTCGACTTCGTTCTCAGTCGTGTCGCGCTCACAGTGGCGGCTCCACTTGGGATAGTCCTGCCAGGCACCCAGGCGAAACATGCCCGGCTTCTTAGTGCTAGGCTGGATCGGCAAAATGGCATAGCCGCGATCTACGAGCGTGGCCCCAAGATGGGCCATGTAATTGTTTGGATTCATGCGTTCCTTCAAAATGGTGGGTCATCTGCATAGGCAGTACGAAGTGAGTCTTGAAACGCGGTCACGACCACATCAATCAAGGTTGACCACTCCACTGCGGTGAAACTGGTCAGATCTGTTTTGGCGAGCGACTCGACGTACTCGCCCCCTGTCTGGCAGGCCGCTGCCAGCGCGTTGGTTTCGTGTTGGTTTGGATCAATCATTCCCTTTAGCCTTGCTGCAATGTTTTGACAGCGCCTAGAGCACAACTTCACGCTCGGCGCATCAATACGGATCAAACATGGCGCGAACCCATACCCTCGGGCATCGCGCCTGCAAATGGCGCACATCATTTATGCGCTCGACATCAAAAGCGCGCGCCGACGATTTCTGTGTAACGCCCGCTCGGGCGCACCGCGATCTGCGATGGGCACTTGAGCCGCTGCGATACGGCCAGAGCTTCATCAACACCACGGGGAAGTGGCAGCCCCGGTGCTCGGTTTGCCCACCAGCTCGCAGCCTTTTGCCGCGCATAGCCCTGGTGCTCAATGCAAACCCATTCGCTGTGGGAACTCAGTCCACTCCAGTAATCAACTCGAAGTGACGGCGGCTTACCAGTCTTGTCGTGCCGGGCATAGCTGACCCGTGTCACGGGCACCCACTCGGGTGGACCGCCAGAGAGGATGTCCAAAGTGCTGGCTTTGGCGTCAATCTTGATTTGCGGCTCCGGAAACATGTGGCCACAGTCGGGGCACTGACGTACCGCCGCGTGCACGATGCTGTCGCACTCAGGGCAGGCTTTGGTGGGCGCATCGCCGTCTTCACCCGCTTTGGGTGTCTTGGGCTTGATGGCGTCAATGGGTCCGTGGCGCGCAATGTTCCCGGCAAAGTCGAGCACCAAGCAGTCGGTCTTGCCCGGTGCAAGACGGCAGCCACGACCAACGATCTGCACATACAAGCCAGCCGACTTGGTCGGGCGCAGCATGGCAATCAGGTCTACCGCAGGAGCGTTAAAGCCTGTCGTCAAGACATTGGCATTGGTCAGGCACTGAATTCGTCCGGCCTTGAAGTCATTGATGATCGCTTCGCGATGGGCGCTAGGCGTATCGCCCACAATCGTCTCGCAGGTCACTCCTCTGCTGCGCACCGCATCACGCACGTGGTACGCATGGTCCACGCCAGCACAGAAGATCAGCCAGCTTTTACGGTTTTTTGAGTACGAGAAGATTTCATTGACTGCGCTTTGTGTGATCGCGTCCTGGTCAATGGCCGCTTCCAAATCCTTCGGGATGAACTCACCGCCGCGTGTGCCCACACCAGTGAGGTCAATTTGCGTTGCCATGCGTTTGGAGATCAGTGGCGAAAGGTAGTGGTCATCAATCAACTCGCGCACCGAAACCTCGTAGGCGATGTCAGTGAAGATGGCCTCACTACCTTCATGCAACAACCCAGAGTCAAGGCGGTATGGCGTGGCTGTCAGACCAATCACTTTGAGCATGGGGTTAATGCGCTTCAAGCCATCAAGAAACTTGCGGTACATCGTGTTTGAGGAGCGCGGAATCAAATGCGCTTCATCAATCAACACCAGATCGCACTGCTGAACGTCATACACACGCTTGTGAATGGACTGGATGCCAGCAAACAAAATCTGCGCACGGATCTCACGCTTCTTAAGTCCTGCTGAATAAATCCCTGCCGGGGCTTGCGGCCAAAGCTTTTTGAGTTCGGCAAAGTTCTGTTCAATCAGCTCACGCACATGAGTCACGATCAGGATGCGCTGATCTGGAAAGGCTTTGAGCACGCCTTCAACAAAGGTGGCCATGACCATGGACTTGCCGCCAGCGGTCGGAATGGTGATCAGGCAATTTCCGGCGTGTGCTTCGTAGTAACGATAGATGGCATCGATCGCGGCGGTTTGGTAGGGGCGCAGGGTTATCATTTTTCATTTCTCCTTTGCTTTGCATGCAGGGCCAGGTGTTCTCTGGCCGACATGACAGCGAGGTTTTCAGGTGCGTTGTTGTGTTTGTTCTCGTCCAGGTGATGGACATGCTCGTCACTGCGCAAGGGCCTTCCCAACATGTTTTGCGCCACGACGCGGTGCTCGTGGCGGCCGAAGAGTTTTCTGTAGGTCGATGGCTTGACAGTTGAAAAACGCTGGCGCTGGGCCTCGCGGTTATTGGTCCGCCGAATTTCCTCTGGCGTCACGTAGGCAGGATCGCCCCATCTGCGCAGCCTCTGCGCATGCATCCCGCAATAGCCAAGACCGCCTTTTTCAGTCGTTTGCTCGCAGCCCTCGTGTCGACACCTTTGGGCAGGCCTGGCTGCGCTGCGCATTCGCAGTGACGACAACTCGCGCGCCAAGCAACCGCAGGACTGAACCGAACGGGCCCTTAAGTTGCCTTTAACTGCCAAGTGAAGATTTCCGCAGTCGCACATACAGACCCATAAGATGTCGCCGCTCTTGGCACGGTTTCCGCTGTCGCCGAGAACGAGCAATCGTCCAGCACGAAAATCTGTCAGGTCACATCTATTGGCCATGTCCGCCTTCCGCGTGCTTGTTCAAACCGGCATCGCGCCATCGAATACCGTTGGTAAATTCGTAGTCAACCCAGTCGTCACCTGCATCGACTTGCGTCGCAGGGACAAGTGGCGGCAAATACAGGTGCTGCTCACAGCCAGTGCGCTGATCTACTTCGGTCAGGCGTTTTTGATGCCGGTCGCAATGCCAACCACCATCCACGGGTGTTGAGTGCAGGCAAGTACGGCAATTGATCGCAGGTGCCACCACGCTGTTGCCGCTTGCATGGCAAACCGGTGCGTGGTCACACATGCGGCACTGATACCAACTGGGCTCCTCGCTGATGCGTGGCAGTGGAGTTTGGGCGAAGATGATTCGCCGGGCTTTTTCCAGAAGAAGTTCCGCATAAGTGACATCTGCCTCCACGCGTTCGACATACAGGTCATCGGTGTCCTTGTTCACAGCCAAGTACATCGCTCGGGTAATGCCCATCAGGTGCATGTAGATTTGCATCTGGGCAAAGTGCTGCGGCTTGGACTCGCGCACCTTCTTGGCCACCAGATCGCCAAAGCTCTTGTTGGAGTGCGTCTTGAACTCCAGCACATGCCAGGCTTTGGGTGCTTCAAGCAAATTGATGGCAAGACCGTCAAGCGAGCCCCCAAAGTGGCCGCCATGGGCCTGCACCCGAAACTGACGCCCGGTCTCGGGATCAACTTCGAGTACGGTCGCGCCGGTGCGCCGCAGGTTGAGCACCAGACGTGCTTCCTCGAGTTGGCCGGTTTCAAATAAGCGCAACAACCGTCCTGGGTGCTTGCTGCGCGTCACCCACCGAAAGTCGTACCAAAGCGCTCGCTCGCACTCCTTGCCGATGAGGGACGCGCCAAGGTGGCTGCGAAACCCGTTACTGGCATCCGCTTCATAACCAGAGAAGATCGCCTCGCGGGTGAGGCTGGTGATGGCGGGCAGTTCAGCCATGGTTTTCTCCCTGGCTGGCGTGCAGGTCGCGTGCACGTTGCACCAAGCCCGCCCACTCCTGGTCATTGCAGTTTTCCCGCACCACTTCAATCAAGGTGTCCTTGAAAGCATCACGGTGCTTGGGCGCTGCGCGTTTATCAAAGGTCGCAAGATGCGCCATCACCTGCGCCAGCTCCTGCTGCTTTAAGCGCAGTGCGGTTTTGGCGCGGTGGAACCAGGCAGCGTCAAGCGTCTTCTTCTCCGACTGCCGCCGAATATCGGTTGTGGCAATCTGGATGCGGATGGAGGCAATCTCGCCTTGCAGCGCTGCCATCCGTTCTCGACAGCCCTGCGCTGAGTCCGGCAGGTGCACCGCCTCGGGCGTACCTTGATGCAATGTGAAGTGTTCGTGCATGCAGTTGGACCTTAGGCCTGACGCTTCCAGGGCAGTCCGTTGGCAGCGGGCGTTGCCGTAGCCACGGGCGGACGCGCTGAGGGGTTGGCAGGCCCGGTGCTGAATGTCGGTGCGTTTGCAGCCTGGCCGCCGCGTGGCAGGTAGCGGACCGAGTTGCTCTCGCCGTACATGCCCTTCGGAGGTCTCACACGCACATCCGCGATCAAGGGGATGAGGTGCAATTGCTCGGAATTACCGACCTGCAACTTGCCCACGGCACGGCAGATGGAGGAAAGCGTGCGCTGTGCGATTTGCACGGCATCCGCATTTGCGTTGATGAGGTTCAGGCGGTCAAAGAGCTTGCGCCCTGCGTACTGCCCCTCTATGACGTCAACCTCAAGGTAGAGGTACTGACCCAGGCCGTCCTTGGTTGCGCGCATTTCGCTCGCAACGATTTGGGCCAGGTATTTGCCGGGTGGCAGAACGTCGTAGCCGCTGCTGGGCTCGATGGAGGATGCGTCGAAAGTTTGTCCGAATGAAGCCATGGTGATTTCTCCTATTTCAATTTCAGGTGGTTGGGTTGGTGGGGGTGACTGGGTTGGCGATCAACATGGGCTTGATCACATCGGGCATGGCCTGGGCAAAGGACTGCCAGTCCAGTGGCAGGGTCTCGGGCAGGCCATAGCGGTTCTTGGCCAAAAAGGCTGGGCGCTCGGCGGTGTGAATCACCCGCTCGCCCGAGCCCATGGCGCGGTTTACTTTTTTGTTGAAGCCGACATCGGCCTTCACGGTGGAGATGCGGTAGTTGGCAAAGAGCACGATGTCGGAGTGCTCCTGCATCAGCGCCGCTGCGCGGGTGTGCAACTTGATGACGTACCGGTCGTAGGGGTCGTGCTCTGGCGAGTCAAAACGCTTGATGTCGGTGTGCGCGATTTGCACAACGGTCATGCCACGGTCGTCACGCAGTGCGTTCAGGCCGTCGATGTACTGACGCCATAGGCTCAAAGCGGCCACGTAGCCTTTGCCGTACCCGGCGTCTTCAATCGATCCCCAGCCGTTGTCGCGGCAGGCCTTGCCCCAGACCAGGGGCTCGAGCCAGTCAACGCTGTCAATGACCACGGTTTTGAAGTCATGGTCTTCGGTGTAGAGCGAAGCCAGTGACTCCAGCACTTCTTCAAACGTGCGGGCCAGTGGGAAGTTGGCTGCCGGAATTGTTCCTAGGCCGTCTTCCGTTTGGACGAACACAGGATTGTTGGCTTCTGCGGCGAAGGTGGTTTTACCAACCCCAGCAACACCGTGAATCAGGATGCGGGGTGGCTTGGGCGCATTGGCGCGGGTGAGTTGTGCAAGTGAGATGGCCATCAAACACCCCCGCCAAAGTGACTGTCGTTGGCAGCGTCGGGAATGACGCCGGACTTGATTTGCTCGAGCTTGTAGCTGGGTTTGCCGGTTTTGAGCGTGCGTGCAGGCTCGAATAAATCTCGGATACCAGGAGGCCAGGCGGTGTACTTGGACTCGGCAACTTTGATCTCGATGCCGACGTAGTTCTCTGGGTCCTCTCCCCACTTGCGCAGGGCTTCCACGGCTTCTTTGAGCTTGACCTGGTTGTATTCAGGGCGCTTGGGCAAATCGGCGACGACCAAGTAGCCGTCAACCTCAAAGCGCACCGTGCCGGTAGACTTGCCAGCCTCTTGGCGAAGCTGCTGGGCCTGTTGTGCAAAACGATTGTTCAGCGTTGAGTGCAGCGCCGCTTCGTAGTGTCGAGCGGTATCACGAACTTCACTGACCTGCCTGATCAGGTGGTCCAGTTCAGCAAGTGGCAAAGCATCAAGCTCTGCCATGGAAAGCTGGCCGATTTCGTCCAGGATGGCGGGGGTGGCGATCATCTGTATCTCTCTTTCAATGGGCTTTACGGGGGGCGGGTTGTGCGGTGCGCAATCGAGCGCGAATTTCTGGTGGCTTTAGGGAACTGCTCGTTCGTATGGCCAGATACCGGTAGTTGCTATCTGAAATACGCTGGCTAAAAAGATGCACGAGACCGAATTCGCATGCGATCCAGGCTCTGCGCGCGACGGCATGAATGCGTGCGCGCTCTTTGGTGGAGCGGTCACTGCTAATCTCAGAGCGATCCCGCAGTAACAAGCCCTCGTGATAAAGAATGGCTTGCCCCACAGATGCACTGGCAATCCAGTCGCACAGGTTTGCCTCACTCAAGGAAATAGTGGGTACGTAAACCTTGCGCTCTTGCACGAGCGGCATTGGGTCTGGTGGCAGGCCCAGGTGGGCCTGGGTGATTTCGAGAAATTTTGTAGGTGCTAACAATTGCAGGCTCCATCAGCGTGTTGATCAATTGGCTTGCACAACCCGACTGGGTGGTGCTGCCGTCTCTTGGAATCGCGCTGATGGCGGAGCTCACTGCTCGTTGCTTTTCACGCGATATGTAGGTTCTTACTGGTCGAGGTCATGTTTTTTCTCAGGCCACTTTGGCCTGTGGCATTGGGCTTACGCCGCCAACCTGAAACCGAACATTCGAAGGTGCATTTGCATTTCATTGACGCGGCGATAAAACGTGGCACTGGATACGCCACTGGCTTTGCATGCACTGGACAGGTCGAGGTGGGCATCAAGCAAATCGAAAAAATCGAGTTGCTCATCGTTCATGTACTTGCGGGCTTTATCCAGATCCAGCAAAGCCATGTGGTCACCAATCAAATCTTTTTCGTCAGCCCACATGGGCACCACGGTGTCGTCTAAGTTCTGATCAGGTTCACCCATCTGCGCGTCATTGGCCGCTTCACTGCCTCCCGAGAAGAAGCACATGCGCGCGCGGTCCTTCATCAGCGCATCGAGCACCTCGACGGCGCGGTGCTGGGAGACAACGCCGGTGTACGTATTGGCGCAGGCGCGTTGCGGATCAAAATCTGGAGCCCGTTCAAGCAAGTCAAGCAGCAACTCTTGCTGCATGTCTTCCCTGTCCGCGCTGGGAAGTCCCAGGCGGGCTGCGAGGCGGTAAGTCCGGGTTGCCGCTGCAGCCAGCGCGGCATTGAGGTAGGTTTGGTCAATGGTTTGTTTTTTCATCTTCTTTTGCCTTTGCGCGTTTAGTCAATGGTTAACGATACAGTTCAAGAAAAGGCACCCGCAGGTGCCCGCTGTTGTTCGGCCCGGTTCAGTTGGCCTTGTTCTCCGACGGAATCATTCCGTAGCGCATCATGCGCACTTCAATGAATGCTGGACTGACCCCAAAGTGCGGAGCCAAGACGCGTGTAAACGTCCAACAGTCCATGTCGTAGGTGACTTCAGACCAGACGATCTTTTTTTCACCGTCGGGTGTCTCTGCAAACAGAGTGTCTTCACCGTAACGGATTTCAAGCGCGTGCTTGGGCGCTTCTTCCATCACCGCGTCCCACAACAATTCTCGAGGCACAAGGAGCGAGCCCATGAATTCATTGGCGCGAAGTTCTGCAAATCGAATATGGGATGGCAGAAGGTTGTCGGCTTTTTGCAATTGGGTTTGTGTTTCCGTCACCAGTCTGAATGCGCGAACGGTACCTTCTTGCCTCAAATCCGCCAGCGGCTGATTCTGATGATGCGACACAAGCGCTGGACCATCAAAAATCGCATGACCCATCTCATGCGCCAAAGTTGATAAGCGCAGTTCTTCGCTCATGCCTGAGCCCGCTGGGGATACGCTCACCGACACGGCATCGACCGAATGTATTGGGGTGAACTCAAAGACCCCAAACACCGGATTTTTTTGTTCGTCATGAACCTGGTGTTCAAGGTCTAGCCAAACATCGTATGCCACGCCATTGACATTGAGTTCTTGGATCGCAGCAATGTCTGCGATGGTCAGTGCGCGCCGGTCTGAAAGCCCCAGTTGCTTCCGAACCTCAGTAGCCACCCTTTCGATGTCTCCATGGTTGGTGTAGTGAGGCTCATAACGGTGGTTATGTCGGTAGTGCAGTTTGAGGGCTGGCATAGGCGGGTCTTACGGTTTCTTGTTGATGGAACGATACAGACGAACGACCTCGGCGACTTCCTCTTGCATGTCGGGGGGCAGACGGGATGCCTCAATGAACAACTCATCCTCGCTCAAGCCAAGGATGGTTGCTGCTTTTTTGATCAGTTCATCTTTCGGGGGGTTTTCACGCCCCGTTTCGATGCGAGACCAGTAGGCGGGACTGATCTCCAGTTGCCGAGCGAATTCGGTCAGCGTCATGCCGACTTCCTCTCGCTTGGTGCGCACATAGGTGCCAAATGGGTTCATGAAAGTCCTAGTCGTTACGTCGTTGCATTATAACGCAACGGCAAAAGATTGTGCAAGTGGGGTGTAAACGTGCCGGTCCGACAGCGAGTGCCCTGAGAAAAACACCCCCCTGCGGCGGTATGAACCTACATGACCGCCCCAAAACGCACCCCAACACCAACCACGCCAGCCGAGCCAAGCCCGATGGCCGTCATCGGCGCAATCCTGGCCCAGGGCGCAATTCGCCTTCTGGACCGCCAAAAGCGCGAAGCTCAACTTGCTAACCGTACTGAAGAGAGCGTTCATGCAGGTGTTTTGACTACCAAGGACAACTCCCATGAATGACTCACTCGTTGCACGCGTTGCAGCCCTCAAGACCTCGCCCACCCCGGATCTCAAGCAGATGTGGCGGGAAATGTTTCTGACCGAACCACCGCCGTTTAACCGGCGCTTCCTTGAAACGCGTCTGGCTTACCGGATCCAGGAGTTGGCCCTTGGCGGGCTGCGGCGCGAGACCATCAAGCGCCTGGAGAAACTGGGCGAACAACTCGACGGTGGCAAACCGGATGTGCGCCGCCGCCGAACTGACGGCAGGCCCCTTGCCGGAACCCGCCTGATTCGTGAGTGGGATGGCCAGCGCCACGAGGTTGTGGTGCACGTCGACGACTTTGAGTACGCGGGCCAGCGCTACAAGTCCATCTCGCGCATTGCCATGGTGATCACCGGCACAAACCGAAACGGCTGGACCTTCTTTGGCATGTCTGCTGGAAGGAGCATCTGATGACCGCCACCCCTAAAGTCCTGTGCGCGATCTACACGCGCAAGTCCACCGAAGAAGGCTTGGACCAAAACTTCAACTCGCTGGACGCCCAGCACGACGCCTGCGCCAATTACATTGCCAGCCAAAAGTCTGAGGGCTGGATGATGCTTAAGGACCGCTACGACGACGGTGGCTTCTCCGGCGGCACGCTTGAGCGCCCGGCCATTAAGCGCCTGCTCGAAGACGTCCGTAAGGGCTTGGTGAACACCATCGTGGTCTACAAGATCGATCGGTTGTCACGGTCGCTTGCCGACTTTGCCAAACTGGTCGAACTGTTTGATCAGTACAAGGTGACCTTTGTCTCGGTCACCCAGTCCTTCAACACCACCACATCCATGGGGCGTTTGACGCTCAACATCCTGCTGTCCTTTGCGCAGTTTGAGCGTGAGTTGTCAGGTGAACGGGTGCGCGACAAGATTGCTGCCTCACGCAAGCGTGGCATCTGGATGGGTGGGATGCCCGCTTTGGGC